TCACGCAGGCAGAAGCAAGTTATTCTGAAGGCCGCTTCGGACGTAGGCTGTGCCGTAAGTGTCAGAAGAATCCCCCAGCACCCACACCCGAACCCGAGGATGACTACATTCCTCCTACGGAGGAACCGTAATGACCAGCACGGCGGTTAAGCAGCTCATTACTATCCTGAAAGCGCTGCACGACTGGAACGACAAATACAACAAGGGCGACAAGCTCGTTATGACCATCAACGACGACTACGCCAGCGTATATAACGCAGCATCTTGCAAGGTTATTACCGGTGGCAATAAGTCAAAATACGCCCGTGAGCACGGCGTAGACATCATTGTATTTGACCGCAACTATGAGGAGGTACGCAATATATGTTAAGCGCACAATCTATTCAAGCAGCCATCCGCAACGAGGTAGAGAGCCGTATCAAGGTCTACCCCTGCAACAACCTCAGAGCATCCAACATAGGCCACCCTTGCGAGAGGTATCTCTATCTGCTCATCCGTCACTGGGACGAGCAGGAGCCTCACGACTACGGCCTCCAGAACATATTCGACCTGGGCAATTCGATAGAGGAATACACCATAAACAAGCTCAAAGCCGCGGGCTTTGAAGTAATCACTCCCACACAGCGCAGCTGGAAGGTAGAAAACCCGCTCATAACAGGCCGCGAGGATATCCGCATCAAAGACCCCGAGACGGGCGAGCTGTTCCCGGCAGAAATTAAAGGGCTTTCCCCGTTCGAGTGGGTTAAGCTCAACTGCGTCGAGGATTTCTACGCCTCCAAGAAGCACTATGTGCGAGCCTATCCCTCCCAGCTCCTCGTCTACATGTGGAAGTTCGAAAAGGAAAAAGGATTCTTCGTCCTGACGAACAAGCTCACCGGCGAGATCAAGGTCATTGAGGTGCCCTTTGACTGGGATAGAGCAGACGCAATGCTCCACAAGGGCGAGCGCGTATACGCCGCGCTGAACGACGCCACCGGCAAGATATTGCCCCCGGCCTGCCCGGACATAACCGTGTGCGAGGAATGCTCCATGAAGCATATATGCCCCGCCGACCACTCCCGCATAGAGGCGGAGATAGATGACGGTGAGCTGGAAAGCCTCATACTCCAGAAAGAAGCTCTCGCACCGCAGTACAAGGCGTATAACGAACTGTCAGATCAGATAAAAGCCTGCATGGGCGACCGCGAGAAGGTAGTTACTGAAACACATCTTGTGCAGGTCAAGACCATCGAGAAAAAAGCGTACCAAGTCGCAGCGCGAACCGAGCGCCGCATCAACATATCAAAGCTATAAGGAGGACAGACATCATGTATAGGATTACTATCACTGAC